AATAAGTCCAGATTTTGGGTCGGGATAGGTCCAGATGGGGCTCTGCGGCCCTGCGGCTCGGTCGGGCTCTGCGGCTCTGCGGCTCCGATTTTGGGGGTCGACTCTGCGGCTCTGCGGCCCTGCGGCTGACCGTCGTCGGGGCGCGGGCTGTCCGCCCTCGAGCTATTGCTCGAGGGCCTTTTCGGCGTCATCGATTGCGCGGATCAACGCGTCATCATCGGGGAATAGGTCACGCATTTGTGCGACTTGATCGAGGAGCTGGCCAAGCGCTGCGGCCAGCTCGCGGATGCGTTCTGCGTCCGTCATGTTAGTGTTGAACGATTGCGATAGACTTGCGCGACTTGGTGGCCAGACCACCGCAAAGCTTGCACGCGGCGCAGGTGGTGCGCTGGCCAGCCTCTTTTGAGGCAGGGCATAAAACCTCTTGTTTTGTGAGCTCTGCGACCTCTTGCACCACACGGAAAGTGCGCTGGCCTTTGTCCCATGCGGCTTGCGCGTCGGCGATGCTGTCGGCGCTTTGCATCGCGATATCCGGGCGCCAGCCGCTGGCATGGGTGTAAGCCATGTGCGCCGCGGATTCGGACAACAGTTCGGTCCAAACGTGATCTGGCACCGCGGCTGGATCCCCATAGGTCCCGATGCGCACGACGCGGCCGCGACCTAGTGCCTTGCGGCTGTCGACGTCTGTCGCGATCGGATAGACGCCGCGCTGGAATGAGCGCCACGCGATCAAAACGCCTTGTCCAAGATTGACGTAGCACGTCCGGCCTTTTGCGATCTTGCGGGCCGGGTCTGTGGTGGTCTCGCCGCGGTGTGGGCAGGTTCCGCAGATAGTGTAATCGCTACCGGCTTTACTTGCATCACGCGGATCGATATCAGCACAAAGGATGTAAGTCTGCAGAACACCACCGGTTTTGCTGTTGCGCTTTGACCAAGTCGCGATAACGACGATCGGCTTGCCGTCGTATGCGCTAGGTCCGTCGTAAATGATGCCGTTTTTCATGATTAGCTCCATTAAGAAAAGGTAACATCTTATATGTAAGCGTTTGGGCGTTAGAGTCAAGGCGGATTTGCTAATTAAAAAGCAAAAATCCGCCGCCGTTGACGTTTGCGGGCGATCTGGACATATCGATTTTTGAATCTGGCCCTATGCCCTGCGGCCCTTCGCGCGTTTTTTCTTTGCCCTGCGGCCCTTCGCGCGTTTTTTCCCGACAGATGTGCGCGAAGCACCATTCTAAACGGCAGGCGAAGCCTGCTTGCAAAGCGTGAGCGAAGCGAACTCAATGTAAAAGGCAAAAACATTAGAGTTGAGGGCGACGTTGCCGCCGCCCTCGTTGGTGTTAGCCGTAGTCTTTCTGATCTCCCATATCTTCTGCTTCCTTGTAGCCGGCGCGATAGGCTGCGAGCTCCTCCGGTGTCATGTCGGCCTCTTCGACCCGGTCTGACGCGTACGTTGCTCCCGTGTAGTAGTGCGGCTCGTATCCGCGATTGTACCAGTAGTCGGCGCCCCCACGATCGTAGGGGCCTCCGTGGCGTGTGTCGAACTTAGGCATAATACTTATCCTCGATTTGCGATGCGGTTACGATGAAAGTGCTGAGCGGTCCCGACCAGATCTTCTTTTTCTTCGGTTTGCCGTCCCAGAACTCCGCCGAGTAGGCTGTGACCTTCAGCACATTGGGTATCTTCTTGTCTGGTTCGATCACGTAGGCGAACTCGACATTGGCGACCGCTGTCTGTGACTTGGCGAGGCGAACGCCACCGGGTGATTGCTTGTTGCCCGATACGAAAGCAGCGGCGAACTCGTCGGGCTCGTACCGTGGTGCGCCCCATGCCAACTGAATGGCGTTCTCGAGCGCGACTGCGGCGCCGCTGAGGTAGCCGTCGTGATGCTTGTAGACGTGATAGGTCTCGCCGAAACCCTTGAAGGTGTAGATTGCTCGTGTTGACATTGTGATTCCTTTCGAGTGATGGGGTGACGTTGCCGCCACCCCGGTTGGGTTAAGAGATGCGCGAGTGAACTCGGAACGATGTCGCCGTGGTGACCTTCATCGGCGGGTTTGAGAGCAGGCGCTTGACCTCTGCCGTGTCGAGCGTCTCGCGTCTCGCGGTGACCCGGACGACGCGGAAGAACTCACCGTCGAGCTCGTTCGTCTTGCTCCGACCCATGCGCTTGGCGATGGCGTCCTTCAACTCCTTCTCGACCTTGGCCAGCTCCGACTGCTTGGCCTTGAGTGTGCCAAGCTCGTCAACGAGATCGATTGTGGTCATCTGTGAGGTATTCATTACACGTTCTCCTGCTGTGCGATGTAGTCAGTCGGTGTGGGGTATTCTGTCTTCCACCCCGGGCGGTATGCTTCCCGCCACTCGGGCGTGGCTGCAACGAGTCGGCCGTAAGTCTTGACCTCTGATGCGTATGTGTCGCCCATGTCGAAGCCGCCGAACGTAGCGCCCGACCGTGCTGCTACCATCCAGCGGGCATAGGGGTCTTTGGCCTCTGACTTGGGCATCTTGTACGTCTTGAGGATGCGCCACTCGATATCACCCGCGACGTAGATAGCGTGTGGGTTGTCGATTTTGCGGGACTTACCAAAGGGATTAGGCATTCGTGATCTCCTCGATCAGGTTGTTAAGGTCTGCGATTGCGATTGCGTACTGACCGCGCTTGTACTTGTTACCGGTCAGCTCTGACGCCTTGTCGAGTATCGCCTTGCCCGACATCCGGCTGTTCTTCATGCCAGCGTCGAGCATCTTGAGGTGACCTCGGAGCATGACTGCCCCAAAGCGACGTGGATCGTAATTCATGACGTTCTCCTTTTGAGTGATGGGGCAGCGTTGCCGCCGCCCCGGTTGGGTTAAGAGTTACGCTTGTCTTCGAGCGCGTTGGTTGCCAGCTTCTCCATCATGGCAGTGAGCGGATTGAGGAAGTCGACCTCGATCCCAATGTCGCGACCCTGATCGATCAGCCGCCCAAGCGATGCGGTGAAAGCTTGGTGCGCTCGCTCCTCGGCTGTCGGGATAGCGTCGATCCAAGCGTGTGCGTCCTTGAACCACTCGTCGAGCGTGTCGTACATGGTGCTCGACTCGGTCAGCAACTCGCTGAGCTCATCGTGTGTGAGCGAGCGCTTGAACGTCTCGTAACCGTTGCCGTACTCCGGCACGTTCGAGTATTCCATTTCGAACCGGATTGCGCTGAAGCCGTCGCCCCACATGTAGAAGCTGGTCTGCTGGCGGAACACTTCGGTTGCGTCCAACTTGTGCTGCAGCTGGCGGATTGCTTCGTATACGTTAGTCATGTCCATCGTGATTTCTCCTATATGCGATGGTTGGAAGTGCGGGCTGACGTTGCCGCCAGCCCGTTGGGAACTTAGAATGCGATCTCGTCCGCGTGTGTGCGGGTACGAACTGCAGCCATGTTGCGGATCGGCGAGTAGTCACCGTGATCGACAGCGTGGATCAGCACCTCGCCGCGCTCGGCTTCCCACGCTCGGATGAAGACTGACGCATCGAGGTCTTCCTCAAGGTACAACGTGTCGCCCTCGCGGTATGAGTAAGCGCTGAAGTCACCCTCGGTCAGCCCGATCGTTGCAGCCAGTGCCTCGGTAACCGCAAGCCAACCGTGTCCGGCGTCGTAGTACAATGTGAAACGCATTCTCTTTCTCCATTTGAGTTAACAACCACACATATTCTCTGTGCGGTATGTCTGACGTTTGCTGGGAGAAAGCTCGCACCGAGGAGCTTGCGACGAGGGAATGGTCAAGGACGCCGAAGGCGCCAGCGGAGCTGGGCCACGAGCGATGTTGCGTCACGGGTTCTGGATGCTACGTCACTTTCGGGATCAAGCAGTGCGCGTTTCACCACCCCGCGCAACACCCGGAAGTGACGTTGCGTACAGGTTCAGTGATGCTACGTCGATCGTGTGATCCTTGACGATGCAGATTTTGGACAGCCATCTGGAAGATATAACCCGCACGGAGGATCATGTGTGTGTATTTCCAGCAAGACGGCGCACTGGCACCACCGACCGCCGCGGACCGAGCCTCAAGCAGCTTTTGTGCAAGCAAAAGTGCAGAGGCGACAGGCCGCGCCGGCTCGGTGGTGCAGCGCCGGCGCAGACTGAGTTGTGCTTGTTTACACCCGGTTGATCAGGCAGAGAGCCCGGGTGCAGGGGGTGGCGTTGAGCCCCCTGCTCGACTGCAGTTCGAGAACTGCACGACGCGAAGCGGCGTCCGGGGTTACTACAGCCGTTTGCCTGTGAGCTGTGGGCATAAGGCCGAGGGGGCAACCCCCCTTTTTGGCGGTACGTCTGTGGTCTGCGCCTTTATTTGTTGATTACAGCCTAAATTCCACACCTATTTTCATTCCCATTTTCGTTCCCATTTTCGTTCGAAGCTATATTGCCTAACGAAATCAAGCACTTAGCTAATCGGCCATAAATCGCCCAAGAAATCGGCCATAAATCGGCCAATTTTTTGCCCCCGAAAAAATCTGCGCCTAAATTCATTCGGGCTTACATACTACATGAAATCTAGCCTAAGCCCCCGTGCTCTGCTATGCTCAACCAAAGCATTCAGCATGGAGCCACCCAAATGCCCAAAGGCCAATCACCCAAGAAGCGCATGGATGCGCGTCGTTCCAAGATCGATAAGGAAATCGGATACCTGACTGCACGTAACGCACCATCGGGTATCGCAAAAGAAGAGAACCCCAACCCAGTTAAACGCGCAAAAAATTGGATGCAGCGTCAAGGCAAAGGTTTTCGTCAGTCTCAGCGCCAAGAAGCGAACCCGGGTCGCCTTGAAGAGTTGTCGAGCCAGCGCAACAAGATTGACGATAGTCGCGATCGTGAGGGTGAGCGTGCCAGCCGTGCCGAGCTCAGAATGAAGAAGACGACCGGTGACGAGCTGATGTTCGCCGAGGGCGGCATGGTCAAAGCTCAGGTCTCAGGCAAAGGCTTCAAGGGCACGTTCTGACTTGACCCAACACCCGTCCTCGACGTAGTCTGATCTGGACACCCCCTCGTGTGTCCTACTGCCTCCCTCGTCTGCCCTCACGGTGTTTGCCGTGAGGGCTTTTTCTTGTATAGTGCCGAAAAGCCCATTGGAGTCACCCGATGTTTCAGAATCGCGAAGAAGCCGCTGCTGCTGTATACCAGTCGTTTTTGAACTCTGGTTTTTCACCTGCGCAGGCTCGGGCTTTGACCGCGGAGATAAACCGCGAAAACAGCCTTCAAGAGCGATATCTTTTTGGGACTCACATAGACCCTGCCAATAAAGCGACCAATCTTGGTATGTTGAGTTGGCAGGGCTCTCGCGCCCCAAAGGCTCAGGCTTTTCTTAAAGAGGCCGGGGCACTTGATGAGCAGGGTAGAATCATCCCGGGAATGAAAGCCCTGCAAGCCCAAACCGACTTTATTAAACAAGAGATGGAGACCCAACCGGAGTATCGGCGAACGCGAGAAGATTTCCTTGCCAATGCGAATGTTGACCCTGAGACGGCTGCGGTTGTTCTTGGGGATAATTATATTCGTTGGCGCCGTACAGACCCGGAGTATTCGGCTTCCGGTAACAAAGCCATTGCTGAAGGCTACGAGCTGCTCGGAGGAGCTGGGGCGGAGCCATTGTCAAAAACTACCTACGAGTCTCGACGTCGACAGTATGCGCTCGGAGACGCGGACCCGGGGACAAGCGCTCAGGTGCTGCAAGCGGTTGCCGCTGGTGACATGACAAAGTCCGAGGCTGCTCGATTCGTCAGCGAGGACCTTCTTGACGGGGTCACCGGGGGCTCGGCTTTCGACATGTTGAACGAAGAAAAAGAAGAGGCCTCGCTCCTCGACCGACTCGGCGACGCCGCGGCCTACATGGACTTTGCCGGTATCGGACAGGCTCAGGAACTCGACACACCAAGTCGACTCTCGACAACCATCTACCCCGGTCGGCAGAACGTCGGCTCGTCTGCTCTGAAGCGCATGGGTATCGGTAGTTTGGCCAAACCTCTGGTATGATCTACCGACCCGCAACGCTGCAGGACATCACACCCAACGGAATCAACTTGGTCAAAGAGGCGACCGAGGAGACCTCATGGGGTGACGAGACGTTCTGTCCGTTGCGATCGCTCGAGACACTCACCGAGATGATCAACAACCCAGCCGATCTGGTGGCCGTTGCAGCTACCGACACCGAGCTGGCCGGGGTGATCATCGGCACAACGCACCCAAGCATGTTCTCACCCAACCTACACGCCTCAATGTGCGTCTGGTACGTGCGACCAGCGTACCGGGGCGGATGGACAGGGTATCGGTTGGCACGCATATACCGCGATTGGGCCCGTCTCATGGGCGCAACGACCGCGTATTTCGAGATTAACTCCGGGGTCAACAACAAGATGGCTGAAAAACTTGCATATAAGCTGGGATTTAGGCAGATTGGGACGACCCACAAGGTAATGTTCTGATGGACGCAGCGCACCTAAAACACCTTCCGGAAGACGCCCTGAAGGAGATTCTTGCCCTCACACAGGCTAAGACGAAGCTCGAGGTGCGCGAGGCGGCCTCGACAAGGTTCATGCCGTTCGCCCATCACGTCTACGAGAACTTCATCGAGGGTCGACACCACCGGATTATCGCAGAAAAGCTTGAGCGCGTTGCCGCGGGTGAGCTGAAGCGGCTCATCATTTGTATGCCACCTCGCCACTCAAAAAGCGAAATGGCCTCTTTTTTGATGCCTGCGTGGTTCTTGGGTCGCAATCCCAAGCTCAAGATCATTCAAGCCACGCACAACAGCGACCTTGCGGTGCGCTTCGGGCGCAAGGTGCGAGACCTGATCGACGATCCGCATTACCAAGAGATTTTCCCCAATACCAAACTCAAAGACGACAACAAGGGTGCCGGAAACTGGCAGACATCCGCCGGCGGTGAATACTTCGCTGCGGGTGTTGGTGCGGCGGTGACCGGTCGAGGCGCCGACCTGTTCGTCATCGACGATCCGCATTCCGAACAGGACGCCCTGTCCGACACGGCTTTCGATCACGCCTACGAGTGGTACACCTCCGGGCCCCGGCAGCGTCTGCAGCCCGGTGGCTCCATCATCGTGGTGCAAACCCGATGGGGTAAGAAGGACCTGACGGGACGCCTGCTCGCCCAACAGGCCGCAGACCCGATGGCAGACCAATGGGAGGTCGTCGAGTTCCCCGCAATATTGCCGTCCGATGAGGTGCTGTGGCCAGAGTTCTGGACCAAAGAGGCGATGCTGTCGATCAAGGCCTCGCTGCCGATAACCAAGTGGTCTGCACAGTGGCAGCAGCAACCGACGTCTGCGGAGTCGGCGATCGTCAAGCGCGAGTGGTGGCAGCTGTGGGAGAAAAAAGACATCCCACCGGTGAAGTACATCCTGCAGTCTTACGATACCGCGTTCTCGAAGAAAGAGACCGCGGACTACTCTGCCATCACCACATGGGGTATCTTTGACGACGAGAAGACCGGGAAAGAGGCCATCATACTGATGGACGCCAAGCGCGGTCGGTGGAACTTCCCGGAGCTTCGAGAGGTCGCGTTCATGGAACACGACTACTGGGAGCCGGACATGGTGATCGTCGAGAAAAAGGCCTCGGGTGGACCGCTAATCGACGAGCTGCGCAAGCGCGGAGTACCGGCCGTGGGCTTCTCACCGGGTAGGCGGGCCGGTGGGGGCGGCCTCGACAAAACAACCCGCATGCATTTGGTTTCACCTTTGTTCGAATCTGGTGTAGTGTGGGCCCCAGACAACAAGAGGTTTGCCGAAGAGGTCATCGAAGAAGTTGCGTCGTTCCCCGTGGGTGAGCATGACGACTATGTCGACAGCATGACGCTCGCTCTTATGCGTTTTCGGCAGGGTGGGCTCATCGCGATCGCTGCCGATGAAGAGGACGACGAAATGGATTTCATACCTCGTAAACGGGAGTATTACTGATGGCTTTGCCACCGCGATTTATGGGTTCATCGGTTGATCAACCTTTGCAAACCGACGAAATGGACCCCAACCTCCAAATGGAAGAGGTTTCGGTTCCGGCACCCATGGACTTTTCTGGTGGGGCTGAGGTTATCGAAGGGGATGATGGCTCGGCAATCGTTCGCTCAATGATCGAAGCCGCCGAGGCAGATGCCGCTGCCGGCCAAGAGCTGATCGCATTCGACGATAACCTTGCTGAATATCTTGATGACTCGGTGTTGGGAGAACTAGCAACAGAGCTTGTTGCCTCTTACGAAGAGGACCTCGAGTCCCGATCCGAGTGGGAGAACACCTACATCAAAGGCCTAGAGCTACTGGGCGCCAAGATGGAGGAGGATCGATCCGAGCCATTCGAAGGGGCGTCTGCGGTAACCCACCCGATGGTTGCGGAATCCGTGACGCAATTCCAAGCGCAGGCCTACAAAGAACTGTTGCCGTCCGGTGGCCCAGTGCAGACGCGCATTGCGGGTATCCAAAACGTCGAGACCGAGGCACAGGCGGCCCGGGTCAAGCACTACATGAACTTCCTCGTGACTGAAGAGATGGAAGAGTTCGATCCGGATATGGATCAACTGCTCTTCTATCTCCCGCTGTCCGGGTCCACGTTCAAGAAGGTCTATTTCGACAACCTCCTTGGTCGTCCAGTTTCGAAGTTTATCCCTGCACAAGACGTTGTTGTTCCGTACACAGCAACTGATCTCATCACCACGCCGCGGATCACGCACGTCCTGAAAATGACCGACAACGAGATTCTGAAGCAGCAACTTGCTGGCTTCTATCGCGATGCCGATCTCCCAACCGGCGGTGCTGATGAGGAAGACGAGGTCGACAGCAAGGTCAACGAAATTCAGGGCATTTCCAAAAGCTTTTCTGACGACGTTCGAACGCTGCTCGAAATGCATGTCGAGCTGGATATTGAAGGCTTTGAAGATCAAAACGAGTCTGGTGAAATCACCGGTCTCAAGCTCCCCTACATCGTAACGATTGACAAGGAGAGCCAGACGGTTCTGTCAATTCGTCGTAACTATCGCGAGGCTGATCCCCTCAAAAAAGCCATTCCATACTTTGTGCATTACAAGTTCATGCCGGGTTTGGGCTTCTACGGCTTTGGTCTGACCCACATGATCGGTGGCCTGGGTCGCGCAGCAACCAGCATCCTGCGTCAGTTGATTGACGCCGGCACGTTGTCCAACCTGCCGGGTGGCTTCAAGGCGCGAGGCATCCGGGTGCGCGATAGCGATGAGCCAATCCAACCGGGCGAGTGGCGCGACATCGACGCCCCGGGCGGCGCGATCCGCGACTCGATCATGCCTCTTCCGTACAAGGAGCCGTCAGCTACGCTGGCGCAGCTGCTGGGTGCGCTGGTCGAGGGCGGCCGACGCTTCGTCTCGGTGGCGGACCAACAGGCCGCGAATATGGGTCAAGAGGCCCCTGTGGGAACGACTGTGGCGCTTCTCGAGCGCGGCATGAAGGTGATGTCCGCAATCCACAAGCGACTACACTACGCGCAAAAGAAAGAGTTTCGCATTCTTGCGCGGATCGTTTCTGAGAATGTGGCGGCCTATCCGTACCAACCCGCTGGTGGCGTTCAACCGCAGATCCTGCAGCAAGACTTTGACGGTCGTGTCGACATCCTGCCGGTCAGCGACCCAAACATCTTCTCGATGGCGCAGCGCGTTGCCTTGGCCCAAGAGCAGTTGAAGCTGGCGCAGAGCAACCCGCAGATGCACAATCTGCACGAGGCGTACAAGCGGATGTACCAAGCGCTGGAAATCCAGAACATTGAGGAGATTCTGCCTCCGCCGCAGCAGCCGCAGCCGATGGACCCGGCAATGGAGAACGGTCGCGCTGTTGTTGGTACACCAATGCAAGCGTTCCCGCAGCAGAACCACGACGCTCATTTGAAGGCCCACGTGACGTTCTTCAAATCCACGTTCGTACAAACCAATCCGGTCGCAATGACCGCGCTCATGGCTCATATTCAAGAACATGTTGCATTTTTGGCACGCGAGCAGGCGATGAGCGGGATCAACGATCAGGTTCAGCAGATGCAGATGGCGGTCCAAACTGGCGCCATCTCCGCCCAAGAGGCACAGCAGCAGATCGCCGCAGTGCAGCAGGCGATGCAGAACCCCGAAGAGATGAACAACTACGTGGCTTTGCTGCAAAGTCAGATTCTCGAGCAGCTTATCCCCGAGCTCAACCCGCCGCAGCCTGATCCGATGGCTGATCCGCTGGTGCAAATCCGACAGGCTGAGGTTCAGACCAAGCAGCAAGAGAACATGATGGACGCTCAGATCGACGCCCAGAAGCTTGCGCTTGATGCCAAGAAGCTTGAGCAGAAGGCGGCGTCCGAGGCAGCACGCATCGAGCTGCAGGAAGAGATCGCAGAAGAGCGAAATGCTGTGAACCGGGAGCGGATCATGATGCAGGCTCAGATGGCGCAACAACGCAATCGAGGGGGCCAGTAATGCCACTCAAGAAAGGCTCATCGCAGGACGTCATATCCAGCAATATCCGCACTGAAATTGAGGCGGGCAAGGATCGTGACCAAGCAGTCGCGATCGCTCTGTCCAAGGCTGGCAAGCAAAAGAAAGCAGATGGGGGTGTCGTAAAAGCATTCAGCCCCATCGCTCGACCCCAGACATTCAGAGGAGTTTTCTGATGCCAACGATCCAGATCAGCATCCTGCCCGACCTGATTCCCGTCGATAAATACATGGACGACGATGACAATGGGAATAGTTGTCCGCTGCCGACCCAAGACGCTGACTTGAATGAAGAGAACAAAGAGGCTGCTATCGAGAACGCGAGCTATCGCGATCCGGCCGACGGCGGTGCGTTTCGTCTGAGTGAGGTGTGCGGGAACTGCAAAGCCTACAATCAGACTGAAGACATCCTCGAGTGCATTGGCGATGAGTCTGGCGATCTTGGTTACTGCCAAATCCACAAGTTCGTGTGTGAGTCCGAATATACCTGTGATGATTGGGTTGAGGGTGGCCCAATGACCTCTGAGGTCGAAGACACTTACAGAGATAATATGTAATGGATGTTGTTGATTTCGCAAAACATGTTTACAAAGTTATCCGTGAGCGAGAGGAACAACTCGCTCAGAATCTTGTAACTGGAGGCCCAAAGGATTGGGAACAGTACAAGATGATCGTGGGGGAGATACAGGGTCTCTCTTTCGCGAGGGATGAAATCAAGACCCTGCTGGAGAAGCGCGTTGACCACGAAGATGGATTTGACGAGTCTGGGTGACCTTTCCGTAAAACCGGCATCTGCTGAAAAAGCTTATGTGGATTCATCGGACCGGGTATTGGACCCAAACCTAATCGAAAAAGATTTGGTTGATCGACTTCCGCAACCCTCGGGTTGGCGGATTTTGGTTATGCCGTTCCAAGGTGTGACAAAAACCGCGGGCGGTTTGCATATTCCGGACGAAGTTCGGGATCGAGAAGCGGTGGCTACGGTTGTTGCTTACGTCCTTAAAGTTGGGCCATTGGCGTACAAGGATCCGGACAAGTTCGGTCCTGACTGCACGCCTTGGTGCGAAAAAGGACAGTGGGTTTGCATTGGTCGATATGCAGGCTCTCGGTTCAAGATTGACGGCGGTGAGGTTCGCATCATCAACGATGACGAAGTGATCGGCACAATCCTTGATCCACAGGACATCAAGTCAGTTTAAGGAGGCCGATATGGCTGAAGAAAACCAAGACGAGGATCTCGGTCAAGAGATTATCCTCGATGATGCGCCTGCAGACGACAAATCCGAAAACAAGTCGGATGCTGAGGTAGCAAAAGCTGCTGAGCGAGTTGAAAGCGGCGAAGACGAGCTGGAAGACTACAGCGCCAACGTCCAGAAACGCATCAAAAACCTCACGCACAAATACCGTGAGGCTGAGCGTCAACAGGAAGAGGCGACACGCGTTGCCCAACAGTTGTTGCAAGAAAACCAACAACTCAAAGGCCGCATGCAGAAGCTGGATAGCGGCTACCTGACTGAGTACGGTGCTCGCATCGAGAGTCAAATTGGCGCTGCCCGCCGAGCCTACAAAGAGGCTTACGAATCTGGCGACACAGACGCTATGATCGAAGCTCAAGAGACCTTGGCCCGGGCTACGAACGAAAAAGATCGGTACGAGCTGGCAAAGCGTCGTGCAGATCAGCAGCAGACTGAACAGCAGGCGCAGCCTCAGCATCCGCAGCAAACCTACCAGCAGCCTCAGCAACCCCAGCAGCAACCGCAGCAGGCCAAGGCTGATCCGCGGGCACAGTCTTGGGCTGAGAAAAACGACTGGTTTGGTCAAGACGAGGTCATGA